AAGCAAAGAAACCTATTGAGAACATTATGCTCCGAGCGTTGCGACAACGTAACGGTGAGTACGAAGCAGATAAACTTCAACAGATTCATCAACAGGGTGGGTCTGATATTTATATGATGATTACAGAAGTTAAATGTCGTGCAGCAGAAAGCTGGCTGCGTGATATTCTTCTTGATCAAGGTACACCCCCGTGGGATTTACAACCCACACCTATTCCTGATTTGTCTCCACAACATACTGCAGAGATCCAGCAGTTATTCACAGCACAAGTTATTCGTACAATCGAAGCTGGTGGGCAAGCTCCTAAACCAGATGAAATCGCTGAGATGAAGGAGATGATTGCTCAGGATTACAGATTTAAGATGCTCCAAGAAGCAGATAACCGTGCAAAAAGAATGACGGTTAAAATTAAAGATCAGTTTGCACAAGGTGGTTGGGGTGAATCATTTAATGATTGTATTACTGACCTTGTTACATATCCATGCGCATTTATTAAAGGCCCAGTTGTTCGTAGGCAGCGTAAGCTAGCATACACAGTGGGTGAAAATGGTAGAACTACTGTTGAAGCTGATGAACGTATTGCACCTGAATTTGAGCGTGTAGATCCGTTCAGAATTTATCCTGAGCCTGCCGTTACAGATATTAGCGATGGGTATATTTTTGAACATCACCCTCTTTCTCGTACTGAGTTATCAGATATGATCGGAGTTCCCGGTTATGATGAAGATGCTATTAGAAAAGTTTTAGAGATTGGTAATGGCCAATCATGGATTAACGAAGATGTTGAGCTAGCTAAAGATGAGGAGGAAAGAAAGTTTCACTCGTTTGATCGACCTACTGAAGTATTTGATGCTTTGGAGTTTTGGGGAAAAGTCAGCGGTAAGATGCTTATTGAATGGGGTCTTACTGAAGAAGAAGTACCTGATGAAGCGAGAGAATATGATGCTAATGTTTGGATTGTAGGTAATTACGTCATTAAGGCTGTTCTTAACTATGATCCGTTAGGAGAAAAGCCATATGCTAAAACGTCTTTTATCAAGTGCCCCGGTGCGTTTTGGGGAAAAGGTATACCAGAAATTATTGAAGATATACAGAACGTTTGTAACGCTTCTGCTCGTGCGCTTATCAATAACATGGGAATTTCTAGCGGCCCTCAAGTCGAGGTCAACCTTGAAAGAATACCTCCGAACGAGGACATCACGCAACTCCACCCGTGGAAAATCTGGCAAGTCACGAACGACCCGCTAGGTTCGAGTGCACCTGCTGTTAGGTTTACACAGCCTGATGACAACGCTAATACGTTGATGGCTGTATATGATAAGTTTAGTAAGCTAGCCGATGACCATTCAGGTATCCCATCCTATGTATATGGTGATTTGAATGTGCAAGGCGCTGGTCGTACAGCGTCTGGACTTTCAATGTTGATGGGTTCTGCCGGTAAAGGTATCAGGCAAGTGGTTATGCACATTGATAATGAAATCATCAAACCAATCGTACACAGACAGTTTGTGTACAACATGCGTTATGATGAAGATGAATCTATTAAAGGCGATGTAGAGATTATGCCAAAAGGTGCAGTTAATCTTGCAGTCAAAGAGACTGTTAATATTCGTCGTATTGAGTTTCTTAACGCAACCGCCAACCAGATCGACATGGAAATTGTTGGTAAAGAAGGCCGTGCAGCGATTCTTCGCGAAGTGGCTAAAGGGTTGCAAATGCCTGTGGATGACATCATTCCATCTCGGGAAAAAGAAAAGTACATCAATAGGGTAGCTGCCCAGATGCAGGCTGAGGCTGCGAAAGCAGAAGCAGCAGGCGGTGGTACACCTACTCAACCTGATGGCTCTCCCAAAGGTGGACAAGATGCAAACACAGTTAGTAACCGTGACACTGGGGGTGCAGGATGATCCGACCATCACCAGAAGTTATTAAGGCTTTAGCTACGGTAGTACGCCAATATCCTGACGTTATTAAGTTCGTTGAGGAATGGCGTATGCACGAGTTGGAGCAGCTGCCACATGTCACACAGAATACGACACTTGCACAGGGGCGGTGTCAAGTTCTGACAGAACTTTTAAAGTTCATGAAAGAGTCCCCGGAAACTGCAGCAAAGTCAAAATGACAGCTGTTAATTACGCATACCGATAGGAGCGATTATGGCAATACCAAAGCAAGTTCAAAAACAATCTGAGGAAGTACAGGAGTTGTACAAGGAACTCAACGGCGAAACAGAAACAGTACAGGCAGAGAATGCCGAGGCTACTGAAGTACCTGCTGAGCAGCCTGTAGAACAAGCTTCCGACAGTGTTGAAGAACAAGCACCTCAATCTGAAGCCAGTGAGCAAGGCACATCAGATACCCAACCTAAAGAAACTTGGGAACAAAAGTACAAAACGTTACAAGGCATGTATAATGCGGACGTTCCACGTTTGAACGCACAAAACCGTGAGATGCAAAGCCGAGTATCCCAACTGGAAACGTTGCTTAGTACTGTTAACAATCAACCAGCGGAACCTACTCCACCACCGCAATCTGATCCATTGATTACAGATGCTGATGTTAAAGAGTATGGTGATTCTATTGATGTTATGAGACGAGCAGCTCGCGAAGAAGTCAATGCAGCAAATGGGCGTATTGCACAGTTGGAGAAAACAATTCAGCAGTTGCAAGGAGTTGTGCCACAAGTGCATCAAGTGCAAGCACAACAAAAGCAATCTAGTGAACAAGCGTTTTGGGCCGGAATTTCCAATGCTGTACCTAATTGGCAAGAGATTAATGACAACCCAGACTTTCAGACTTGGTTGTTAGAAGTCGATCCGCTAACTAATATCAGCCGTCAAACATATCTAGAAGATGCACAAAACAACCTAGATGTGAATCGTGTGGCGCAGTTCTTTCAGACTTGGGAGCGGGCAAACGGTAAGGTCGAGACTGCTCATGTTAATGACCAAGCAAAAACTCAACTCGAGAAGCAAGTTGCACCGGGCCGAGGCCGTGGTGGTCAACCTGTAACTCAGGGTGCAAACCAGACATACTCACCTGCTGACATCGAACAATTTTTTAGTGATGTTAGAAAAGGTAGGTACAAAGGTAGAGAGTCGGAGCGAGGTCGAATTGAACGCGACATTTTCGCTGCACAACGAGAAGGTCGTATCGTAACTGCTAATTAAAGGAGGCTAATATGGCTTTTGCAGTAACTGGTGGCCGACCAGATTATACCGGCAACTTCATCCCAGAGATTTGGTCTGGGAAGCTGATTGAGAATTTCTACGACGCAACTGTGCTCGCAGCAATCTCAAACACTGACTATGAGGGTGAGATCAGACAAATGGGTGATACGGTTAACATCCGTACTACTCCTGAAATCACTATTCAAACCTATGTTAAGGGTCAAACTCTTGCAGTTGAAAACCCTGACAAGGCTAAACTACAACTCATCATTGACAAGGGCGAATATTTTGCTTGTGTTGAAGACGATGTTGATCAAGTTCAGTCTGACATCGCATTGATGGATATGTGGTCTAAAGACGCTTCTGAGCGTATGAAGATCAAAATCGACGAGCGTGTTTTGACTGACATCCTAACTGATGTATCCGCAAATAATAAAGGCCAAACAGCTGGCGCTATTTCTGGAAACATTGATCTTGGTGTAGCAGGTACTCCTGAAGCTCTTACAAAGACTAACGTCATTGATAAGATCGTAGATATGGGTACTGTTCTTGATGAAGCTAACTGTCCAGAAGGGGATCGTTTTCTTGTGATTCCTGCAAAGATGGCTGGTCTAATCAAGCAATCTGACCTTAAAGATGCGTCTATTACTGGTGATAACGAGTCGCCGCTACGTAACGGACGTTTGGGCATGATCGACAGGTTCACTGTTTATGTTTCTCACAACCTAAAGAAAACTTCTGGTGGTGAGTTTAGCGTAATCGGTGGTCATAAAATGGGCTTCACGTTTGCATCTCAGATGACAAACATGGAAACCATTAGATCTGAAACAACTTTTGGTAACATCATTCGTGGTCTTCAAGTTTACGGCTATAAAGTCGTTAAGCCTGAAGCTCTTGCCACAATGATTGTAACTGTATAAAGGAGGGCTTAGATCATGGCTACATATAATGATGGAAAAGGTTACAACCTTGGTACTGGTACTGCGCACGTTGCTGCAGGTATCAACAAAGTATCATCTGTAACTGTCGAGCTAAACTTCGCTACTATTACTACTGAAAGGGCAGCAGCTGGTCTGACTGCACTTGCAGCTGGTGATATTCTTGAAGTCATCAAAGTCCCAGCAAACACTCTAGTCACACATGTGGCTTTGAATGTTATTACTGCTGAGGGCGGAACACTAACAGTTGACGTTGGTGACGGCGATAACCCAGATGGATACCTTGATGGTGTTAACGCTAATGCTACAGCAGCATATCTTACTGTAGCTGGAACTGACGCTTTTGAAGCTGGTAAGTTTTACACAGCTGCTGACACAATTGACATTGTCACGGTTAACGCCGCCGACACAGCAGTTATGACACTTACAGCTGTAATGGTTGACTGTTCATAAAATTGGCTGGGGGGCTTCGGCCCCCCTCCCTATAGGAGTGTTGTATGGCTAAAATTGATAAAGATAAGATGGCATGTAACAAACCAAAACGTCAGGTTTCTGGCGGTAAGAAGTTTGTTGTTAAGGCTTGTCAGAATGGTAAAGAAAAGATCATTCGGTTTGGTGATGCAAACATGAAAATTAAAAAGAACCAGCCGGGGAGACGTAAGAATTTCCGAGCAAGACACGGTTGTGATAGTAGACCACCATCTAAGATGACGGCTCGCTATTGGTCGTGTAAGAAATGGTAGGTAATTATGGCTGCACCTAAA